GATGTTCTTTCCCTTTGTGTGTTGGCTACCTTATCAATAGTGTTTTGTTTTAAGTCCACATCTATTTCTAATGGTATTTTATTTTCCATGATTTTTTCTCCCATGATAAAAGGCGGTTAAGTTAATTCCTAACCGCCTTTGAAATTAAAAGGGCAGTCCATAATTGAACAATGCCCAAACAATTCCAAATAATATAGTTAAGTCTAATAAGATCGAATAACAAAAATAAAGCAATCTAGCATAAGAAGTTATAACCCTTCTTTCTTTGATTACATAAGGCACATTAGCCTTATTCAAATTTTCGATATGTCGATCTTCAAAAACAGTCTCTATATATTTTTGTTTTTCAAACAATCGTTTCATGATTTTTTCTCCCATAAAAAATTAAATTTCTAATTTAGTTTTGAGTAGTTAAGCTGTTAATTAGTAATTAGCTTTCTCTTATCGACCTTTACGCCCTTTATCCTAGTGGTTGTTTTCAGTTTCTCTTGAAACCTTATAGATGTTGTTCATCTGTATATTTATAATAACAGATTGGGCGGTAATCTCAAGCATTATCGAACAAATAAATCAATTATTTTTTTAGGCGAAACAAGTATTTTTTAGGCGTCTATTGACATAGGCAAAAAAGTATGAGTGAGAATTATGCAAATAAATTTGACAACCACCAACAAACTGTGCTAGGGATAGGGGCGGTTAATTGACTACCTTTTCTCCCGCCCGCTCGACCCCTCTACGCGTAAACTTTTTTGTAAATTCTAATAATAGACTAGACGCAGTGTGTGCATCATGATGATGCTCTTAAAAATTTTTCTTGACATCAGGGTTAAATTTTAGTATAATACATACATGAAGAATGAAATTGCAATAAAAATGAGTCCCGAGGGTTTGGAGGTAGCTAACACCTATTTACAACTTGGATCGATTACGGAAGTCTGCGATCAATTATCGCTGGACGAGAATACCGTTAGTGAATATCTCAACAAACGAGAAATTAAACAGTATATAGATCAGGTTTATTTAGATACTGGTTACCGAAATCGGTTTAAGTTAGCGGACACTCTAGACAATATAATTGATGAAAAACTTAATGAAGCAGAAGAAAGTCAAGTATATACTAATAAAGACCTAGCGGATTTATTACAGATGGCGCACAAAATGCGCATGGACGAAATAAAGGCGATGGCCGAACTAGAGAAGGCTAAGACTCAGCCCTTGAAACAAACAGCGAATATTCAAATCAATGAATTGCCGTTTGGTCAGGGTAATTATGGCAAATTGATGGAAAAATTATTAGTTGAAGAAAAGAAATAAATGGCAGAAGCAAAAGAAAAATATATCGGACAATTTTATTGTTATGAAACAAAGACCTTTATGAAATGGTCTGAGTTAATGGAATTTTATAAAAAATTTAGTTCTTATTGTTCTAGAATGTGGTTGGACTACTGTGATGAGAATGCAAGTTTCGGTTCAGGACAACACCTGACACTAGAAAAATATAAATGGGAATATCACGATTGGTTAGCCAAGAGGTTCCTAGATGGAAAAGGATTCAATTAGGCACCCGCCTATTGCTCTGGTAAATTACCAGATTGATTGGTCGCGAGTTCCAATAGATAAAATTCGGTACGAGATGAAACCGCACTCTCAGGTAGAGTACGTTCTAAAAGCTTACCCAAGTGAAGGGAAAAGCAGAGAACATATACAAGCCTGGAAAGAGGTGTTCGATTTTTGGTACACTTGGAGAATCGATAAAGATTCGTTAAGGGGTTATTTAAAACAGGTAAGTGATGAAGTTGGCGTTGGTTTAAATACTAACCTGACTTTTTACTATTTACCTCCTTATAAAACTCTTTTACCCCATTATGATATTAGATCATGTAATGTCAATTTCACACTAGGTGATGATATCGCTCCGATAAATTTTGACGAGTATGGAGACTATCACTATCCATCTTTTGTTTTTGATGGGAAGAACCACAAACACTCAGTAATGAATCGGTCCTCTGAGAGATTCACTTTACAGGTTGGTTACTTCAATGTAGAATATGAGGAAGTTAAGCGGAGATTAGAGAAAAATGGCTTACTCGCGTGAAGTAGTAGAAAGATTTGAAAATGTATTAAAAAACCCCGAAAAATTTTCGGTAGGAAGATTTGATCCGAAAGATAAAAACGTAGCAACAGGAATGGTTGGGGCTCCCGCATGTGGCGATGTTATGAAGCTAGACCTAAAGTTAAATGATGACGAAGTAATAACTGATGTCAAGTTTAAGACTTACGGTTGTGGCTCAGCAATAGCATCATCTTCATTATTTGTAGATATGCTTAAAGGACGTACAATACAACAGGCGAAACAGATTAAAGACAAAGAGATTGCAGCTATTTTAGAGTTGCCGCCTATTAAATTGCATTGTTCCATATTAGCCGAAGAAGCTATTCACCAAGCAATAGCTAACTGGGACGAAAAGAAAATGATTGGACATAATGGGGGACCCGATGATAGAGATAACTGATGCAGCCTTCGATAAAGCAGTTAGTAAAATTAGCGCAGCAAAGAGTAAAGGCATTAGAATTGCTCTTGAAGGCGGTGGTTGTGCTGGCTTTAAGTACAAGTTTAATTATTGTAGTGATGCTATACCTGGTGACGAGGTAATTAACTACGGACCAATAAACTTTTATATTGATGAGATGTCAAAACCATACTTAGACGGGGCAACCTTAGATTACGTATATCAGGGCATTAACGAAGAATTTAAGATTTATAATCCTAATGAACAGGGATCTTGCGGTTGTGGGGTATCCGCTTATTTTTAAATGGAGGTCTTTCAGTTAATAGCAGATGTAGGGGCACCAATAGCAGGAGCTCTCATAATGCTTTACTTTCTTTTCATAATCATGCAACAGATTATGACGGGAGTGGTAAGTAAAATACAACTACTAGAAAGCTTTTGTATCTCTCTAGTAACTAGGATTAAAACTATGAATAATGACTTAATAAAGTTGGACACTGCAGTAAGTGCAGCTTTGGGGCTAAAACCAGATTTGGAAAGAATAGCCAGAGCAGAGAACTTTGTAGAGGACGGCACTATTGATGTAAGGAGAGATTGATGGAGATTGTAGATCTCATCAGTAAGTTTGGTTTCCCTATAGTAATGTGCGTGGCTCTAGGTTATTTTGTGTACTACATATGGCAGACGATTACAAAAGTAATAAATCCCGCGATAGGTAAGATGCACATCTCATTGATCAAGCTAATAGATCAGAACAGAATGCTCGACAATGACATTATTCGTCTACAAGAAAAAGTAGACACGGTATTGCAGGTAAAAGAAAATGAAAAACTTAATAGGAGTAGTAATATTACTAGCCGCGACGACGGTAACAGCGGACGAAATAGTCCAAAAGTTTAAGAACCCCTCTTTCAGTGGGCAGGGTACTTCTGCGCACTATCTAACTATCGAGAATCAAGAAAAAACTCGTAGAGACCAAATTCAAGACGACATCGAATCAGCACTTAAAGCTGCTGAAAGAGAAGCGGATAACACAACTTTAGCAAAATTTATAAGAAACCTCGAAAGCCGAATTTACGCTCAACTTTCTAAACAATTAGTAGATAATATGTTTGGAAACGAAGAAGCGTCTCTATTCGGGCAGTTCGCCTTAGAAGGCAACGATATCAGATATGAAAGAATACAAGACTGTAGAGAAGACGGTGTTTGTACTGAAATAATAAGACTAACTATAATTGATGAAGAAGGATCAACAACGACAATAGACATACCTATTGGTACTGGCGGATTCTAAATGAAGTGGGGAGCCTTACTGACTTTATTACTAGTTAGCGGTTGCGCTAGTATACCCACTATGAAACCAGAAGGTGAAAAGTGTACTCACGATATAGTAGATATAAAAACTCTTATAGAAAAAGCCATTCCTTACACTTGCGTTGAAGAAGCTAAGGAAATCAGGCTACCCACCCATTATGAACTACTAGTACTTCCACCCGCGGAGAATATGCCTGTGGTTGCAGTATATCAATTTAGTGATAAGACGGGACAAAGAAAAAGAAGAGATGGTATAGCAGACTTTAGTACTGCAGTAACACAAGCGGGAACAGAATTACTAATAGACGCGTTAAAGACAGCAGGGGGCGGAACATGGTTCCGAGTAGTAGAACGCGCAGGAATTGATAACCTAGTAAGAGAAAGACAAATCGTTAGGTCTGCTAGGGACGAACATAAAAAACAAAATCCTGACGATGAAGAAATTAAAGAAGGAATTCAACCTTTACTATTTGCTGGAATAGTTTTAGAAGGCGGTATCATTGGATATGACGCTAACTTAGAAAGCGGTGGTAGAGGTATGCGTTACTTTGGTATTGGAAAACAAGTTCAATATCGAAGAGACGAGGTAACTGTAAGTATAAGAGGAATTAGTACCCTAACAGGCGAAGTACTCTTAAACGTACAGGCAAAGAAAACAATTTTATCCTACGGAAAGGGATTCGACGTATTTAGATTCGTCGATTTAGATACCCGTTTAGTAGAAATAGAAGATGGAGTAGCGGAGAACGAAAGTGTCACTTTTGCTACTCGTGCAGCTATTGAAGCTGCAGTTGTCGCTCTAATAAAACAGGGCGACGAAAGGGGTTTCTGGGTACTCCAGAAACAGCATTTGGGAGAAAATGATGAAAAAGATACTTAGTGTACTAATAGCACTAGGTCTTTCTAGCGTGGTGTTAGCAGCTACAACCGATAACGAGATTTTTCTTGAACAAGTCGGTGATTCTCTAACACTAACTATCGATCAAAAGGGATATGGTAACAAATTCGGTGGAACTATTGTTAGTGGCGCAGTTGCTACAGACATGTTAATCACTGGTGCAAGTATTACATTCAATTTAGATCAGATAGGTAACAGTAATCAGTTGTTTGGACCAATCACTCTAGACTCATCAGCTATCGATATGGTATTTACTGGAGACAGTAATATCTACGATTGGGCGATTGGAGCTACAGGCTCTGCAGATAGTATGGATTTAGATTTAAGCGTTCAGGGTGATTCCAATACTTGGGACGTTGATATAGGCGGAGCTGCAACAGCAGAAAGCTTAAATTATGATTTAGTCCTTATTGGTGGTACTAACGTATTTAACACAGATATTGACTATGATAATGTTGTGTGGAACTGGGAAATAACTGGTGATGGCAACAATATATGGACAATCCAAAAAGAGGACAACCAATCTATGATTTGGGAGTTCGAAGGAGATGACGCAGATATAGACGTTACTCAGATGGACGAGGATCAGCTTCTTACCGTAAAATGGGACGGAGATGATGCAGATATAGATATTATACAAAAATCTGGAACCTGTCCTAGTGGAGTTACTTCCTGTTCAGGGATTATCAATATAGATGTGGATTCAGAAGATGCAACTGTTACAATCAATCAGAAAGATACTAGCGATTAGTGCTTTCCCTATAGCTGTAATGGCTACTCCAATAGGAGACATTACAGAACAAACGGGGGTAGGCTCTTTAACTAGAGAACGGAACGAGCTTGTTGCCGAAGTTGGTAGAGATATAGAATTATATGATACACTCAACACCGGCAACGGGCGCATTGCAGTAGAGTTTGTTGATGATGCGGAATTAAGGCTGACCGAACATAGTAGAGTTTTGATAGACGAGGTTATTTATGACCCCGATCCTTCAAAATCTAAAATGGCGATGAAGTTCGCAATGGGAACAGCCAGATTCACTTCAGGCAAACTTGGAATGATAAACAAGGCAAACATTAGGATTCAAACTCCTACAGCTACTATTGGTATTCGTGGAACAGATTTCACAGCTACTGTAGACGAGCTGGGACGTAGTCTTATCATTCTTTTACCAGACTTAAATGGAAATGCGTCTGGAGAGATAACAGTAACTAATGAAGGCGGAGTAGTAACACTTAGTGAAGCGTACCAAGCAACAATGGTATCCACTATTTCAACTCCTCCAGTAAAGCCTGTAACTATTACAAATATTACTGTTGCTCAAATCGATAATTTATTTATTGTAAGTGCGCCTGCAGAGGTACAACAAGCAGTACAAGAAGAAGCGAGTGAAAATAGTAAGTCTAACGTATTCACCGCTGATTTTCTTGAATTTAATGAATTAGAGAAAGATCACTTAGACAAAAGAGAACTAGAATACAGAGAACTTGATATGGATCTACTAGATGTAGATTTTTTACAAGATATGTTATCAATTATCGAAGAAGCCGATTTACTTCAGAGAAAGAAAGGTAAAGGCGCTGGAGGTTTTGAGAACGTTAATATAACAGGGACTGGACCGGGATTTGATAAAGAAAGTCAGTATAATACTATAATTGACGACTCTGGTCAGATTTGGTTTTACCGCGAAGTGACAGGAATTATCAGTATTAGATTGCCAATAGAAGTAAATGCTTCAATACGCACTATAACTGATGAAAAAGAAAGCTTAATCACCGTAGGAGATGGTGAAGCCGTAAGCATAATTATAACACAGACAAACTAGCAAAGGAGGGCAAGTTGAAACAGGAAGGACGGTTTTTTGTAACCGAAGAACAATACAATAAATACGATTTTTATCGGAAGGGATTTTGGATATGTTTCGCATATGTAATTTGGGACTTATTCAGAATATTTGGAATAATATGAACAAGATTATTTTGGCGATACTGCTAATAAGTGCAGCAGGATCTTGCAACGCGGTACCAAGAGATTGGGACGAACAGGAAAGAAAGCTATACCATAGTTATATAGCCTTATCAATAATAGATACTCATCAAACATTCAAAATGATACAGTGCCAGCGGCGACCACATTGCCCTATAGTAGAAAAGAATCCGCTTATTGGAGAAACCCCTACTAAAGGAAAAGTAATGGCAGTCAAGTTAGTAGGCAATGCTCTCATTTATAAGCTATTGGATAGAGACGATGTCGATAGGAAAAAAGCTTTAAGATGGTTAAACGGAGTACAGGGCTTTGTTGTTGTACATAATGGTATCTATTGGGAGAGAAAATTTTAATGAGTAGAACAAGTAAAATAATATACTTTGGCTGTATTACCGTCATTTTATTACTTACTTTCGGAATCAGTAAAGTTTTAGCAGACAACGAAATAGACATAGATCAAGTAGCTCAAGGAGATAATCTAACTTTAGATATTACTCAACAAGGCTTTGATAATGATATATTTTTCTCAATAGGAGATGGAGATAACATAAGTGTAGAAATAGTTCAAAAAGGACACAATAACGAACTTGGTTGGGTTAATGATTCTCCAGGTTGGGGTTCTGGAGCTAACTGGGGTGGAGATATTGACTATGACGATCAAGAATTAAAACTATATCAAAATTGTACTAAAAGCGCGAGTGCTGGTTGTGAAAAGAATGATATTCAGTTTCATATTAGTTATGGTACTGATAATAAGTTTTGGTGGTCTCAAGGATATGTGATAGATAGTAGAACTGATACTAATTGGGCTATAGATAACTCAGAAGGTGGAGGTCATAGTGTTACCGCTGACATACATGGAAATAATAATTCAATAATAGGACACCAAAGAAATTGTTCCGCAGGAGCATGTGATGGACACACAGCAAGAATATATTTATATGGCAATGACAATGATGTGTTTGGTCAACAACAAGCAGATGGGGCAAAAGAACTTTACTTAACTGTTAATGGAAGTGACGCTACAGTAGATTATCTTCAAGACGGAGCTGGAGAACATAATGCCACAATAACTATAACTGGGTCACAACCTACAACACTAGATTTAACACAACATAGTAATACTACGCAGAACTATACTTTAACTCAAAACTGTGTAACTTCAGGTGGCTGTAGTATCACAGTAACACAAGACTAATGAAGATCAATTTACTACTAGCTGCCGCTCTTGCGGCACTTTTTATTTGGAACCCTTACCCTTTTCAATTATTAGAACTGAAAACACTTGATAGTTTAATAATGTCTAGGGACGAAGTCCAAGATGAAATGATACTACTAGTAGATATTGATGAAGACGCAGTAGAACACTTTGGAGGATACCCTTTATCTAGAGATGTTTATGCTCATTTACTTACAGTTACACAAGGAGTACCTGGAATTACTGTAGCTTTCCCAGATAAAGATATTCATGGCAAAGATGAGATATTTCAAGAGACTTTAAATCAAATTCCTACTGTACTTTCCTTTATAGGAAGCACGCAAGCCTTTGAAGGCGGCCCACATGTAGGAACGGCGCAGTTAGGAGGAGGAAATCCAGCAGAATGGCTATATCAATACCCAGGAATTTTAAGATCCGCACTAGAAAGCGAAGGCGTGGGACTAATATCAACAAACCCCGAACTAGACGGGGTCGTAAGAAGGCTTCCTCTCGCTATAAGCGTAGAAAATAGGGTTTATCCCAGTTTTGCACTAGAGATGCTTCGACTTGGTACTGGAGATCCCAGCTATCAGATCAAAACTGAGGAAACAGGAGTAGAGTGGATTAGACTTCCACAGTATAATAAGATAATTACTAGTGAAAACGGTACTGTTTGGGCAAATTGGAATACCAAATTTTATAGACAGACCGCTTTAGAGTATTTAAAAGAGCCAATCCCTGCACCATTTGTAATATTTGGTGTGACTGCAGAGGGAGTGGCTCCTCTTGTTGGAACTCCAGGTGGGGTAAAGTACCCACATGATATCCAAGCAACAGTTCTTAACACAATAGTTAATGGAAACGCACTTTCTCAGCCTTCATGGAGCTTTTTGGCTGAACTTGGTATAATACTTATCGGAATGGTACTTATTATGCTGGTAGCTAGTAACATATATCTCAGCTTACCCGTCATTTTAGCACTATTAGGAGGTCTCGGCTTCACTTCATGGAAACTTGTAGAGTCTTCCTACTTATTTGATGTTTCGGGCACGCTCGTTATCTTGTTTTTATTCTGGAGTATTGTACAATTTCGTAGTTTTATTACTCAATACTTGTTGAGATTACAGATCAAACAACAATTTGGGACGTATGTTAGTCCCGATCTAGTTGAAAAGTTACAAAAAGATCCATCATTACTGAGATTGGGTGGGGTCACGAAACGACTAACTTTCTTATTTTCGGATATCCGAGGATTTACCCCGATTTCTGAAAAATACCAGAAAGATCCACAAAAATTAGTGGAAATAGTAAATCGATTTTTAACTAATCAGACTGAGATCATACAGAAGCACGAGGGTTGTGTGGATAAATACATGGGGGATTGCATTATGGCTTTTTGGAACGCTCCCTTAGATGTAGAGGATCAAGAAAGAAAAGCTACTGAGTGCGCTATCGAAATGAGGGAAGCACTAGGGGAATTAAATGAAGTTTTCAGAGATGAAGGAATACCTGAAATCCATACAGGGTGTGGTATTAACACAGGACTTTGTGTTGTCGGTAACATGGGTAGCAATACTAGGTTTGATTATAGTGTTCTCGGTGATGCTGTTAACCTCGCTGCTCGCTTAGAGAGTAGCTGTAAGACCTATGATACAGATTTAATTATTTCGGAATACAGTCTAGTCGATGGTTACAACTATGATTTCTTAGATGAGGTGGTTGTGAAAGGCAAGTCGGAACCGGTCAAAATATATACCATACAAAAATAGTTCTTGACACCAACCACAAATTTTGATATAATACAACAATATACATAAATTATGTAAAGACTTTAATGGGGAGAGGCAAATGGACGTCGAGGACGTAGCAGCCGACCTTGCGAAACACGAAGCTATATGTGCCGAACGATGGAAAACTGCCTTCAAACGGTTCGATGATTTGGATTCGCAGGTCAATAGAATAGAATCGATAATGATCGGTGTAGCTAGCGCTATGATTTGCGGCGGAGCAGCGATTATATGGACAATGCTGTCCATGCACAGTTAGGAGCAATAATGGAACAAGATTACGAGAAAAAAGATATTAAGGAGTCACCTGAAACAAAGGCCGCTCCTAAAACAGATATGCCAGAAGGCTGGGAATACTTTGTAAGACGCAGTAAGCACTGTGTCAGAGGACCAGATGGTATACTACACAAGTTCTACAGTAAGAACGAGGCGATAGATCATGCAAACGGATAAAGATATAAAAATCCAAATGGAACTTGCGTCTAAATCGACGAATAAAGAGATGTCAGATACTGATGAAGCTCAAGTCGAAGAAACAGTTGAAAAAGTAGAACTCACAAAACGGCAGAGAATTATAGCAGCCAAGAAAATAAACTTGCAACGCAAGCGGAGGCAGAAATTACCACCGTCCCTAAGATGACGGGAGAGGTAAGATTAGCTATATGCAATACATGTCCTTTTTACACTCTATATGTTTGTAAGAAATGCTTGTGTTTCATGCCAATAAAGGTAAGAATACGGACTGCCAGATGCCCTGTGGGTAGATGGTCTTAGTCCAAGGATCAATGGAGATCAGAAATGTACGGAAGTTTAGAATTACACGGAGATGAAGTAGCATGCCCTACTTCTTCAGGAACAGCCACGAGCTTTACTGATAATACCCCTGACGAAACACTCAATCTTAGATTTACTAATTATGGTGATGCTAACGCTACCATACATTACTTAAATTCTGGGGGAGTGCAAATTGGGAGCATTACTCTAATAGCAGGAGCAAGTTTATTGCTTCACAAGAGAAGAACTTATCACAAGTTTTACGCAACTAGTGCTGATGTAAAAGCGGTACCTTGCGCAATCTTGCGTTAAAAAAGGAAGAAGTAAGATTCTTTGGGAGAAAATTATGGATATGGTAAAAAAATGTATGGCGTGGGTTAAAGCCAGAGTAAGTGAAAGAACATCATGGGACGGAGCAGTAATTATTGCTATGTGCTTGATGGTAATTTGTTTTGGCGGACTAGCAAAGGTAGCAGCTTTTGTAGGTTTAGGCTATGGAGCTTGGACTTGCTATAAAGCAGAAGCCTAACAATACAGGAGGTAGCTATGACGCTGCCAGCTGAAAAAAGAAAGTTAGAAGAAAAACTCACTTTACCACCAATGATACTGGCGATTGAGAAGGCAACGGCAGTACTCATCTTGAAACAGAGATGTAAATTAGAGAACCTTCGAAAAGTAAAAGAGTTAACGGCTCTTCCCTCCTACCTAAGAGGAAACAAATTAGAAAGGATACTAGGAGAATAGTATGCCGATTGTAAAAGTTAAAGGGGGTTGGAAAATAAAGAATACTTCCGGAACGTCCAAAAGCAAGAAAGCGGCTAAACGTCGGCTTCGTGCAATTAAGTGGCGACAAGGGAAAAGGCGCGCAAAGCGTAGGAGAAATCAATGAGATTTAAACTGGAAGGAGCAACAATTGCAGCTCCAACAACTACTGGCACAGCATCAACAGTTTCAGATGCTACCGAAGTATCTGTATTCAATAATAGTACTACAGCATACGCAGTAGCACTACTAACAGCAGCTAGTGGTTCAGTAGTAGGAAACATTACTTTAGGCGGTGGAGAACGAGTAAATATTGTAAAAGATAGAGCTCATGCACTGTATTCAGCGAATGCAGCTGTTATGTTTACACCAATTAACACTAGAGTATCATAAAGAGAATAATGGAATTTAAAAATCTGAAAGCACACCAAAAAGACGGTAGAGAGCTATGGCTTGACGAAAACGTTGTTAGTGCTTCAACATTTTTAGCGGCAATTCATATGAAAGAACGTAAGGGCGGTCTTACGGACAAAGAGGAAGATATGAAAAACCTGGCTTTAGCCTATTTATTCTTATATAATGTAGTAGAGGAACGAAACCTACTCGAAGACGTGGAAAGTTTCTTTACAAAAGAGACAATCCACTAATGCTAGAGATAAGTAGAAAAGACATAGAACCCTCAGACTTAATGAACTTTGGAGAAAATAGATTCATTAAGCTTCCTATAGATGGATATATGGACTTATTAGGAATTGAACCTAATAGCACTCAAATGGCTATTATTAACGCAATAAATAATCCTAAGTACAGGTTTATCTCTGCAGCAGTAGCCCGTAGACAAGGAAAAACATATATTGCCAATGTAATCGGACAATTAGTTTGTTTAGTACCTGGCTCCAATGTGCTACTTATGTCGCCTAACTACTCATTATCACAAATTTCCTTTGATTTACAAAGGAATCTTATCAAACACTTTGATTTAGAAGTTCTCAGAGACAACGCTAAAGACAAAGTAATCGAACTATCAAATCATTCTACGATTCGTATGGGATCAATAAATCAAGTTGACTCCACGGTAGGTCGATCCTATGACTTAATCATTTTTGACGAGGCTGCACTAGTAGACGGTAGAGATGCCTTCAATATAGCACTACGTCCAACACTAGATAAAGAAAACTCAAAAGCACTATTTATTTCTACTCCTCGTGGAAGGAATAACTGGTTTTCAGAGTTTTACTATAGAGGATATAGTGATGAATATGAAGAGTGGGCTTCCGTCAGAGCGACTTATCATGAAAATCCTAGAATTTCTGAAGAAGATATTGCAGAAGCTAAGAAGACTATGTCAGAAGCTGAATTTAATCAGGAATATATGGCAGATTTTAACACCTATGAAGGGCAGGTATGGGCATTTGACTTAGAAAAGTGCCAACAAGACCTTTCAGAGATAGAAACAAACAAAATGGATATCTTTGCAGGAATGGACGTTGGATTTAAAGACCCTACGGCTTTCTGTGTAATAGGGTATCATTGGGAAAAAGAGATTTATTATCTACTAGATGAATATCTCAATTCTGAAAGAACTACAGAAGAACATGCTGAAAAAATTAGAGAAAAGATCAATAAATGGGACATTGATTACATTTATATAGATTCAGCAGCACAGCAAACACGATTCGATTTAGCGCAAAATTACGACATTAGTACTATAAACGCGAAGAAGTCCGTTCTTGATGGGATAGGACAAGTAGCGGGAATAGTGGACAACAACAAACTAATAGTTGATCAAAAATGTAAAGAAACTCTGATCTCCTTGGACCAGTACCAGTGGGATCCGAATCCGAATTTATTGAAAGAGAAACCAAAGCATAACTACGCGTCGCATATGGCTGATGCATTACGGTATGCGCTGTACTCGTTCGAAACAACTGCCACTACATTCTAGTAACCACCGAGTCAAAAATAGTTCTTGACATTAGTCCCAAATTTTAGTATAATTTAAAGAGTAGTAAAAGTTATGACATTAAAGAGAGATCTTGTAAAGTATGTTCGGGATAAGGCTAAGTCGAAATATAAGAAAGCGACGGATTGCTACATCTGTGGAGCAACAGAGAACTTAGATTTTCATCATTTCAACGGATTAACAGAGTTGTTAGAATCTTGGTTGAAAAAGAAACAAATCCAAGTAACA